CTTGCAACCCATGAGTGTTTTAAAGAAAATAAAGGATGGTTCTTTGACTCCCCAGGTGGCTAATCATTTTATTTCTTTATTCCCAGAGTTACACCAAGAGCTTTCAAATCAAATGAATCAGAAAATTGTAGAGCATCAATTAAATGGAACGCCTAAACCTGCTTATAAAATGAGACAAGCTTTAAGTTTGTTTTTAGGGACCAACCTAGATTCAACATTGACGCAACCAAATATAATGGCTGCCCAGGCTTCTTTCGTTTTTCAACCGCCTCAACAATCCCATGGGAAATCATCTAAGAACTCTTTGTCAAAGATGGGGGAACTTGCACAGACTGACCAACAAGCCCGGGACGCGAGGGGTCAGAAGGAATAAATATTTTATATAATATTGAGTTACTAATTTTTCTAGCATAGTACGCTAGAAGGCCTAACCATAAGAGATTCAATGGCATCATTTCAAAGAAGTATTCATATATCTTTAATGAGATAAATCCTAATGTACCATACAAGAGAATAAAACTAAGAATCTTCATAAATCACCTCCGGTTAACTCTATCTTTATAGTACCATGTATCATTCCCAAAATCCACAAGAATAGAACCTTGGCCAACAGCCATTAATCCTACAAGGAGGGTAAGGTGTCGGATAGACCATATATAGCGCCCAATTTAAATGTTCCCATAATCAATGCCGTAAGTATGGGATCCAATATAACTGGACCTGCAACTAATATAAATCGATTACCGGGTTTATCATATGACATGAGTTGGACGGGATCTCCTGTCGGTACCTTCTCCTTTGAGGTCAGTAACACATATAGCCAAAGTCCCACAGGTACGATTCTAAATGCTGGGAATTGGTATATTCTACCTTCTTCATTATTTAGCGGAACATATCCAGTGGCATCGGGCTCTGCAGGTACTGCAGGCGTTGACATACCCATGACTGACTTTGCCTGGATAAGGCTTGTTTATAATTATACTTCGGGATCTGGCAGTTTAACCGTAGTACCAGCGGCAAAGGTATATTGATATGGCAGCAACGTATGCTCAGTTTAATAGTGCTAGTGGTGGTGGAAGTAGCTCTAATGCCTCAGTAGGTCCTACAGGAACCACAGCTCCTACAAGTGCTACTGAAGTTGGATATGTAAATGGATCTGGTAATCTAACAGCCGTATCTCCTTCTACTCCACTACCGGTTACAATTAATAGTGGTGGAAGCCCTGTAAATGCTAATTCTCAATTATCTCCTACGCAAAGTGTTACTACTTCTGAAAGCTCTTTAGCTGCTCCCACAAATGCGGTTGGGGTTATAGTAGAATCAGATAGTTCAAATACAGGAAATGTAAGATGGGGATTTTCCAATTCTGCTGCGGCTATTCTATCTTCTACCAAAGGAATGCTTATGGAGCCGGGTAGAGATTCAGGCTTCTTACCATTAGGTTTTGGCAATTATCTTCATTTGATTGCTTTGACATCTACATCAAGTGTAAACGTACAATGGGTTTTAAGTAGCTAAGGGGAATATGAAAAAATTCTTATTTTTAATCTTATTATTAAATGTATTTGTAGCGTCTGCTGGGCTACCTCCCACAACCTCTCAAGATTCTACTGATGCAAATCCTGTTACAACTTTCAATTTTGGTTTTCCAAACTTTACCGGAACCCATAATGGAATTACATTTAATCTTGGTGTTAACTCTGTATTAGGAGGTGGCACGGGTATTTCCACTCTCACTGCAAACAGTGTAATGCTAGGGGAAGGCTCAACGATAGGCTTTGCTTCACCTGTAAGTGCTGGCTATGCATTAATAGATAACGGCCCTGGAAATAATCCTTCTTTTCAATCATTAGGGTTAAGTGGTTATTTGCCTTTAGTGGGGGGAACATTAACTGGTCCTTTAACTATTACATATGCTTCAAATGTATCCTCTAATGGATCTTTTCAAGAAGAAGTAAATGGAACCTTTAGTGGAAGTGGAGGGATTCCAACTGGTGTAAATATTCAACCTACATTTAATCCATCGGCTTCGATTGCGAATGCTTATTCAGAATCCATAACGCCTCAGACTGGATCAGCTGGTGGCGGGGCTATTACCAATCTCTATGGATTAGATATTTTTGCTCCTTCTTTGGGTTCTATGGTTCCTACTAATGAATATGGGCTTTATGTTAATAATCAAGGAGTAAACGGAGAGACAAATTCTTATGGACTTTATGTGGCTTCTCAAACAGGGGCCGCTAATAGCTATTCTGCTATTTTCCAAGGCGGAAACGTTGGAATAGGCACACTTACTCCGGCAAATCCGTTAAGCATATTAATGACAAATTCTTCAAATTCTGCAAACTCAAGAGAAGTTCAAATTGCAGGGACTTTAAATGGATCTGGCAATTCCGCTGGGGGACTAGCGGTCACTACCACGTTATCGCCAAGTACTTCTGTGGTTGTGAATTATGGATATTATTTAAATCCTAATTTTGCCCCTCCCTCAGGATCTGCGGTTGCTAATGCACAAAGTGAATATTTATTACCACAAACAGGTTCACTTGGTGGGCAGATCACAAATTTATATGGATTGAATATAGCCAACGCGTCTTTTGGTACAACACTTCCAGCTACTAATTATGGTGAATTTATTGCCAATCAAGGAAATGCCGGCATTTCCACAAGCTATGGGCTTTATGTTACCTCTCCCTCTGGCTCAACTAATAATTATGCCGCTATTTTTACAGGTCCTACTGGAATTGGTTCTGGAGCTACTACGCCAGTACAGGATTTGCTCATAGCTGGTTCGATGTCTGGAACACCTTCAGTTATTGGATTAGAAACGTCATTTAATGGAGCTAATCTCACAGATAATAATACAGCTACCAATGGAATTGCAGCTAGCTTTGCTTCTAGCTCTTTTGGGCAAGGAACTTTATTAGCCGCTAATCCAGGCGTAACAACCACAAATGCTTATCAAGTCTATATTGGCGGAGCGCCTAAAGCTGGAACTAATGAGAATTTTACAAACTCCTCAGCTTTATATATTGCGGCCGGAGCTTTAAGTGCTGGGGTTACAAATGGATACGCACTTAACGTTTCAGCTCCCACTGGAGCTACTAACAACTATGCTGCAACTTTCCAAACAGGTAACGTTGGTATTGGCGACGCAAACCCTTCTCAGAAGTTAGATCTTAACGGAGCTATGGTTGAGCGTGGTATTGCAGCTCCATCAGCTTCAAGTGCCACCCAAGGTATACAATATTTCGACTCTACTGCTAACGTATTTAAGATTTCTCAGAATGGAAGTGCTTATTATCCTATTCTTAGTGGAAACCCAACTAGTCATAACGTTTTAGTTGGTGAAGGAACCACGGTAGGAGTAATTGCTCCTCAGACAGCTGGTTATATTTTAACAAGTAATGGTCCTGCTTCTGATCCAACTTTTCAAGCGAATGGATCTGCTATAACTAATAATTTTTGGTGTGGATATTTTGCTAATGGAGTAAATTGGTCTACCACTGCTTCTGCCTATTCTAATTTTACTACTGAAACAGGTGTTATAACCCTACTTCCTAGGAAATCAAATGGCATAACTGGTGTAACCGCTGCAGCATCTAGTTTACCTGGTATTACCTTTTCTGTACCTGCTACTACTGCCTCCTATGATGTTTCATTTACCACTTCTTTTGGTCAAACTGTTTTAGGCGGCACGGCTTCTTTTCAATTAATTGATAGTAGCAGCAATATAATTACTCAAAGAGATAGTAACCTTGTTACAGGTGAGTATGCCCCACTTTATTTATCAGGTGTATATGCTCCTGCAACGACTGGTTCTGTAACTATTCTTCTCCAGGGAGCAAGTGGTGGAACTTTAAATGTCACAGCTCCTGGATCTCTTGCATCTACTATAGATATGTGTATAAGACAGATTAGATGATTGTAATTTTTATCTTGCTTCTTATTGCAGGCTTCTGCCCTTATCCGGCCGATAATCATTGGGTTTGGCAGCAGCTTGAAGGCTTTATAGCCATTTTATCAGGCATGTCTTATTGTCTTTGTAAGAAATATCACTGGTCTGTAGCGCTTCTTTTCTTAATATCTTCACTTTGGGGTTTATTTCAGTATTTCTTTCCTTATGGGTTATTTACAGGAATTACAAGAATAGAAGCTGCGCAATGGGGTTCTAGCATTTGTGGCGCTACTATGACTACACTTTTATTTGCTATCCCCTTTATTTCTTTAGATAGAAAATACTTAGATAAATTAATGTCAGCTCTTTATTGGATCTTTGGTTTAGATGCGCTTATTATGATCGCTAAAGCCTGTTTATTTGGATCTCAGTCAGCCTGGTATTTATTTGTTCATCCCTCAGTTGATTCATCGGTTATAGCCTGTATTCTACCAGCCATTATTTCTTTAAAGAAGAAAGAAGAAGGAGTTAATTTCATCTTTTTAACTTTAGGATTTATGGCTATATATTTAGGCCATTCTAGCACCGCTATGGCTTGTTTAGGGGTAGGAACTATTGCTTATTATTTATCTAAGAAGAGGTCTTTGAAACCACTTTTACTTGTTCCGGTTGCCGCCGGTATCGCGTGGGTCTTTTTACAAGATAAGCTATTAGAGAGTGATGGTAGGTTTTATGAATGGAAATTGCAAATGCATTATTGGTGGGAGCACTTAAACCGGTATATTGGAGCAGGTCCCGGAACATTCTTTATATTAGGGCCAAGAATTCAATTCTTATCTTTCACTGGTCCAGTTGATCCCCATTATCCCATTTTCTTTTGGCTTCATAATGACTGGCTACAAGTCCTGTGGGAGCAAGGCATTGTTGGATTTGTTTCTTTAGTCATGCTGTATCTATTTATGCTTAAGAAATCTTTTAATCGGCCATGGCTCTTTTCAATGGTCTGTGCTTATGGATTTATGGGTCTTACCCAATTCCCATTAAGACTCTTTTTTATGCAATTATTTGGCTGTGCTTTAGTGTATGAGTGTTTTAAGATAACCACAGAAGAGGAGAGAGACTATGGCCGGATCAGCTAATAATATTTTGCTTAACGCAGTAAGTGCCACTAGTGCCCAGAATTCTAGCGCTATAAACATTCAATTCGGTTATGGAGTGTCTTTCTTTATTGTCAGTTCAAGTGCAAGTAATTCTGGAACTCTACAGATTCAATGTAGCAATGATACCTCTGAATATTTAGGTGGTCAAAACGCCCCCGCTCCTATTAATTGGATCAATGCTCCTGGAACAAATAGTTCTGTTACAGTGGCCTCTGGAGCAAATGGTATTTGTTACATAACTCCAAGTAATTATCCTGGGTTTAGATGGCTTAGGGTTGTATGGACTCCATCATCTGGAGCAGGAACTATAACTGTGTTTCAATTTTTGACTACGTTTTAAGAACTAAATGGAGCTAATGTAGCCACATAATTATATGCAGCTGTGAAAAGACCAGATCCTGCATTTAGAGCAGCTAGATATTGAGCAGGATTAGAAGTTTGAAAAACATTTGTAATTACAGGTCCAGCGCCGGCTAGATAAGCGGCCTGAGACAGATAGCTTGAGATTGAAACAGAGGCTACTTCAGTTAGGTCATTAAAGACAAACCCTGTAATGACATGAAAGGTAGCATTCACCCCAAGGCTAGAAGCCACTGAAGCAGTTAAGGCGTTATTAAAAATGGGTGAAGACATAAGTACCTCCTGTTTGTTTAGAGTATTGCTTAGAACTTTGGAAATTAAAAGGTAAAATATGGGATTTGTTCAAGGAGTGGATGTTTCAGGATATAACCCAGGTACAGACTGGAGTCAGGTGGCGGCTAGTGGAATTTCTTTCGCATTTATTAAGGCTAGTGAGGGAATTACTTATACAAATCCTTTGTTTTCTAATGATTGGGCTAATAGTAAGCTTCATAATATATACAGGGGTGCATATCATTTCTTCCACCCTCATGATGATCCTACATTACAAGCCAAGCATTTTTTAAGTATAGTTGGACAACTTGGTCCAGGGGATTTACCTCCAGTTTTAGATTGGGAAGTTCATGAATTAACTCCAACTCTTGAAATACAAAACGCTATAATTTGGTTACAGTTTGTACAACAAGCCACAGGTAAAACACCTATAATCTATTCTAATCCTGCTTATATATCTGAATTGGGTAATCCTATGCTTTCACAATATCCATTATGGTTAGCTGATTACACAACTAACCCCACAGTGCCCCAACCTTGGGCTAATTATACATTTTGGCAATACACAGATTCTGGTAATATTCCTGGAATAGTTTCGCCATGTGATTTAAATATTGGTTATGGGGATTTAAATTGGCTAATTTCTTTAACTAGCTAGGAGGGCTTATGCGCTTTATAGATACAATGATGACAGGCTTTTTTATAGCAAGCTTTTGTTTGGTAGTTTATGGTATTTGTACCTTACGTAGTAGTGATAAATAATATGGACTTAGAGACAGTTCAAAACTTTCTAGGTGCAGCCCTCTCTCATGATGTAACTAAGTGGACTGTAGCCTTATCAATTGCTTCATGGATCCATAGCAGCCAAATGAAGGGTAAGTTTGAAAGTGTGATTAATAGCATTGATAATCTATCAAAAGCGTTGTCAAATCAGACGTCAAGAATTAATAACGTTGAATCAAGAGTCGATAACTTAGAAAAAAGGGGATAAATAAAATGGCATATTCTAAAGTAATTCAAATTGGTAGTGCTGGTTCTTTAAGTCTTTCTGAAGCAGGTGGCGTAGTAAGTGTAAGTCTAAGTGTGGGTGAAGCTACCGGTGGATCTATTGCCGGAGCTGGTAAAGTTTCAGCGAGTGTTCAGGGATCTTTGAGTGGTGTAGAAGTGGTAGATGCTCTATTAAAGCTTGTAGCTTCTTTATACCCTGCTTTGTCGGTAGAGATTGCAGCTTTTGAAGCAGTTCTTAATGCTGCTTTAGCCAAGGTTTAATGGGCTCTGTACCTACTGATACTGATCCAGTAGCAACGGCGTTTAACACGTTTTTAAACATCCTTATTACTGGGGGAGATGCGGCTGCAGAGGCCTTTCTAACTGGATTAGATCCAGGCCTCTTAGGAGCCCCTATCATAAGTGCCATTTTAGACTTCGGTGTAGCTGAGTTTGGGAAGTATCTTTATAACTTTTTAGCCACAATGGGCACAAATCTCATAATCGATATTCAAACTAATGGAGAAGAATCTAAAGTAGTAAGCGCTGGTACTGCATTACAATTAGCGGAAGGATCTAATAATGTTCAAGCAATTCAACAAGCAACTCAAGCAATGGTCGCGGCCTGGGGTTCTCTTATTCATTATGATGGGTCTGCTAGCCCTTAACGCCTGTAAAACGGTCACCATTGACGATAGCATTTGGTATGGGAGTCTCGGGAGCCAGGGAGCAGTAGCAGAGCATGTTTTGCAATCCGGCTCAACAGTGATCACATTAGAGCAATTCGCAGCCCTTTGGGATAATACCTCTGATCCACTTATCTGTACTAATTCAAGTGTATTTGCGGCATGGAAGTCTGATTTAGAGAAGCTATGCTCAGACTCTAATGATTGCTCTTATGACGATACCCAGACCATTAATGCTGTGACTCAGAAGATGGGTAAGATTTTAAAGGCCCATAAAACAGCTTTAAAAGCCCATCAGTTATAACGCATATTAGACTTAGCCACTTTCAAGCATTCGAAGCAAAAGTCTGCCATATCGTCTGATACGCTCTTATCCTGTATGATTTGAAAGAGCTTTTCTATAAGAGCTTGGGTTTCAGTTTGAGTAATAGGATCTAGCTGAAAGTCTCGGGTTTCATCACCTAAGAGTTTAGCGAACATATGGGTGACATCTTCTTTATTAGTCATTATCCTCTAGCGCAAGAGAGGTATGCCAAGGGAAGGCCAAGCATACCCCACACATAAGCTTCCTTGCCAATGCTACCCACTTAAAGGCTCTTGCGTTAAAATGAGATCATAGCTTAGTGTCGTTAACAATCTTAATTATGCCAAGGAGGGTCATTAATAACATGGCAAGCCAAAATATAATCATGGAAGCCTTCTAGTGAAATAGTAGCATCTCTGGCAGCATTTAAAGTTAGTCCAGTGATTAATAAATTTATGTCCAAAGATAAGGCATAGAAATTTCATTTTTCTTGCGACTTCGTATTTAATTTTATCAAGTTTATGATTTCCATTAAAAGGCCACCTATTTTATCTAATCCTTCAATAACTGAATTCATTTGCATTTGAGATAATCCCCCTCCACCAAATATTTGATCTTGCATTCTTTTTGTACAATTACATGATCCATTCATATAAACTTGAAAGCCACATCTATGACAAATCATTTCCTATATTTCCTTTTAAAAGTGTAGCTTCCGATCATGTGAATTTCATTGTGGTGGAATATACAGACCGGAATAAGATTTTCTATAATATCATCTCCACCCGAGCCTTGACTCTTAAGATGATGAGCACACACGTCACCTAGACAATTTTTATCGTTTATTAAACAAGTTTTATCTTTAAAGCTAGCCATAAGTTTTTTATCTATAACTCTTTTTCGTTTGATAAACATTTCTTCCCCAAGAATGTTTTAAGCTTCTTCCCATTCTTTTACCTTTAAATTAATGCCACATTTTGAACAAAAGAAAGCACCATCTTCATTTATATATTTCCATGGGTCTGCATTCCCCATTTGATAGGCTCCAACAGAATGAGTGCACTTTTCTATCAATTCAATATTGATAAGGAAAGCTTTATGAGTAACTTTCTCTTTGTGGAACATGCTTTTGTCAGCAATCCAGTTAGGAACAAAATGGCCTTCATTTGGATGATAAGAATAAACAATCTTACCTTCACGCTCTAGTTTGGCATTCGCCATTTCAACTGCTTTGGATAATGGAATAAAATAATCTGATGTACTATCTAAATGGACTCCATAGAAATCTTTGGTTTCAAAGAACTTCATACCTTCCCCTCAAAGCTACAATTATGTATCGCCTCATACTCTACAACATATCTCTGAAAATTCTCATCTATCCAAGGATTAAATCCAAGCCATGTTATTTCATTACAGCCTTTAGGAAGATAGCGTCTGATAAACTTCTCAGCTTCATTACAACCATTCTTAACTACTTCCACTAACAACACACCATCTTCTCTTAAGATCTTAACAACTGCATCTTTAGAAGAAGCGTCCATTAACCATGCATAAGCTTTCATTCTTTACATTCTCCAAATGCCCATTCCTGAATCTGATCAGAATTACTAAATTTTCCTGAAAGAACAGCTTCTATAGCAAAAAGAAATCCAGCTTCCCATGTTTTATTATTTGAGTTCTTCCTAATCTTTGCAAGAACACGCTCTTTTCCTAATGGAGCATTCTCTAGTTCTTCAATCAGCTTCATTTGATAATCTAAGGCCCATTGTTCATAATGTTTCATTATTGACTCCTTCTTTATGATTATTGGAATAGAAACTATATAACGCATCGTGATCGCTAACCCAAGATTTAGACAAAGCAAGGATTAATCCCCTAGACAATAAGGGTCAATATCTTGCTCTGCACAACTCTATCGCTCCCCTGAGTTTGAGCAAAGGCATCTGTTTAATTACGGCTCTCTAAGTGTCCGTAAGGTAGATACTCACCACAGTCAGTCCACTGTCCCCAGCATGGATCTTAGCGCGGATATGGCTCGTGTCGTTTCGGAGTCGTACTAACCTCGTCCTCTTGGCCACGCTAGACCTTGACTACAAACTGTTCCCCCAACGCCATTGGTTAAACCACTACAGTTGGGCTCTTGGCTACTCGCTTGACATCTATATGAGATTGATTTAATTTGACCCCATATTGTCTTTAAGCGATTCAATATATACGCCAGGTTAGTTTCTAGCGCAAGCAAAAAGATTAGCCTGGCTCCTTTCATACAAATTCTAAACTTTACTTTCTAGACTTTCTGTGAGATACTAATCCTAGAGTTAAACATTAACAGGCGAGGTTTATATGGAATATCTAATAATCATAGCCCTTATGTTTTCAGGTTGTTCCTCTTTAACACCAAGTCATCAAGCCAAGTTTGATATGATCACAGCTAAAAAGCATCTGCCTAAAGTTTGTACAGTTGATCTCTATGGTAACACTGTCACTGGAATGAAATGTGTTGCTTTGGAGGTTAATCATGATTAAAGCATGGATAAAAATAGAAGTTCAATGCGAAGACTGTAATGGTGAAGGTGAAATCTATATTGGAGAAGAGCAATTAGTTACATGTAGCTCTTGTGATGGAGATGGCCACCTCGAACAGAAAATAACCCTTAATGATCTAAAGGGATTTCTAGAAGGGAGTGACTAGCATGGCTGCTAAAACATTAACTGAAGCTCTTTTAAAAGTAGATATTAAATGGGAAATTAAAAAAGCTCTATGCTTAGGCGTTTCTCATGAATTAACTAATCGTATAGAAGAAGCTGAAAGAATTATTGTTGATAAATTAAAGTCAGAGCTGAGAGATTATTTTGCCCATGAAGTAATGAGAATGTATGGAGATGAAGATGCCACTTCTAAGAAACTATTTGATGTGGCTTTTAAAAACATCTCGGCATTTAAAAATGAAGATTGATAAAACTTTGAGTTCAAGGTATTATAAATTAAATCTAAACCTTCGCCGGTTGGATTAACTCTGCAAGTGCCTTGGCTTAAAAACCCAGGGCATTTGTTTTTGAAAAGGAGGTATTTATGAAGTATAATAAAGAACTCTTAATCTTCGATGTACTAATGGTTACAGGCTTCACAATATTAGGTTATATGTTTTATCTTAACTTTAAGTTTTTTAGTATTTTATTAAGTAGATGATTTTGTGCAGCGGCGTGGAAAGCTGTGGTGATACGTTAAAAGCGGCCCACTGGAGACACGCGTTCAGCCTGAGGAGTGGACGAAGGGGTCCCATACTCTGGATGGCATCTTGGGTGAACCAGCATAGAAATTTCCCATAAGTCAGAGTCGCGTCTGGCCTGCACTTTTAAGGAGTAGTTATGGATTTTAAAGAGTTAAACCAATGGATTAAAGACCAGAATGAAAAGTTTAGACAAAAAGAATTACTTGAAAAGACTAAACCTAAACCTCCAAAACTCACTGAAGAAGAATTAGAGAGACATCAAGATCTAGCTGACCATTTTAATAAATGGATAAAAGAACAAAGAATTCATCCGGATGGTCCTTGCGATGATGTTAGTAGAAGTGATATGGAAGATTTAGGATGGAGTAGACGAAATGATTAAAAAAGGCTCGTACCGCGTGTTACGCGGCGGTAGTTGGTGCTACGGTGCGCAGTACTTGCGGGCTGCTGGTCGCGACTACGACGTTCCTGGCATTCGCGACTACTACATCGGGTTTCGTCTTGTGAGGACACCCTCTACTCTCTTACCCTCTTACACTTCTGAAATCAAAGTTGAGCAAGCGTTAGCTAAAGCGAGACAAGCTCTTAAAGAAATAGAGGAGTTATTGAAATGAATAAGCAATTTGTAGAAGATCTTATAAAAGCTCAAAATGAAATTAAGCCCATTAAAAAGACTGGCCATAATCCTCATTTCAAATCTGAATATGCTGAGTATGATCATGTCATAGAAGAATGTAAAAGAGTGTGTCATAAATACAATATGTTTATTACACATAGAGTTTCAACCCAAATTGAAAACAAAACAGAGCTAGTCACTGAAATCCATCATGCGCCGACTGGAGAAATTTTAGATAGTTCTATGCCGCTCATAAACAAAGCTCAAACTGATCAAGGTATGGGCTCATCAATTACTTATGCTAAGAGGTATACCATTTCATCTTTATTAGCTGTGGCAACACAAGAAGATGATGACGCTGAAAAAGCTGAAGATAGAGGCGTAAAAAATCTACAAGAAAACTTAGCCACCCCATCCAAGAATCATCAGCAAAAAGCTTCTCAAACATTAGAAGAGGTACAACATAAACATATTTTTAAAATATCTAAATATAATACTTCTATAGAATATTGCACTGTGAAATTGCCAAATGGTGAATATTGCAAAGAACAGATAATCAATCCATGACACCGGGCGAGCATCTTATGGAGATTGAAGATCTGTGGAGAGATAATTTTGGTGTTCCAGAACAGTTGAAAAATAGATAATTAACGAGGGAATTTTGAGTAAATGTAAGGCTTGTGGTCAAGATATTATCGACGAATGGTCGGAAAGCTTCGGACATCTTTGTTCTGGTATCGACGTAAGAGACTCAAGCCTTGAGGATATGGCTAAATTTTTTGGTAAACAAATGGCAGAACAATCTCTTTTAATTATTGAAGTCGAATCTTTAAAAACTGAGATTATTAGATTAAAAATGCTTTTAGATAAAAATGGTATTTATGAGTGAATATTCTGATTTTTTATCAAACGCCATATGAGGAGATAAAATGAAATTTTTAAAAATTAAAGCAGGCAAGTTCAAAATGGGAAGCCCCAAAAACGATCTAAATAGATTCTCAGATGAAACTCTTCATAATGTAGAGTTAACTGAAGATTTTGAAATGATGGATGCGCCAGTCACTCAAAGTGAATGGCAAGAAGTAATGTGGGATAATCCAAGTTATTTTAAAGACAATCCCAATAATCCCGTTGAACAAGTATCATGGAATGATTGCCAAAAATTTATTAAAAAGCTAAACGAAAAAAATGATGGCTATGTCTATCGATTGCCTACTGAAGCTGAATGGGAATATTGTTCAAAATCTTGTGATAAAATTCCACTAAATGATCAAGCGTGGTATTATGAAAATTCTAATAATAAAACTCATCCTGTAAAACAAAAACAACCAAATAAATTAGGTCTATATGACATGCTTGGCAATGTTTGGGAATGGGTTCAAGATTTTTATGGGGCTTATGATGATGAAGAAGAATAAATACCCTACATGTGGCGAAGAAAAAATAATTTATCAAAATCCCACTGGCCCTAAATCGGGCTCCTATGGCGTCGTTCGTGGTGGCTCTTGGTACGACGATATGCAGTACTTGCGGGCTGCTTATCGCGACGGCTGCGATCCTGGCTATCGCTACGGCTACGTCGGGTTTCGTCTTGTGAGGACACCCTGTAAAAGAATGGGCCGACAATGGGCCAATGAAAGAAAAGATCTTATTAAACAGATCTTAGTCTTACAGATTAGATTAGACGAGATAGTAAAATATTGTGAGCCCTATCAAAAGTACATGTGGGCCAAATATATCACTGGAATTGCTAAAGCAAAAGCAGATTGGCGTGACAATGACACAGATCTAGAACCAGAGGATAAGTGATATTATTTAAAGCTAGACTTGAGGGCAGAATCGGCATTAAAAAGAATGGTAAACAAATATCAGTTCGAGGGGGTAGGGTCTTTGTCCGAACAAGTGAAAACTATAAGAATTGGCATAGCTACGCCTCAGTTATTATGTTGCAACAGAAAAATTTCTCACAATTCCCAATGCCCATTAAGGAACCCATTAATCTCTCCTGCAAATTCCACTTCCCTAATCACCAAGGCGAACCGGATCTTTCAAACCTCTACCAAGGTATCGAAGATATCCTCCAAGAAATAGGCGTGATAGAAAATGATAAGCTTATTTATTCTCATGATGGTTCACGTAAAATCTTTGGTGCCCCAGCCTTTCTTACGGAAATAGAAATCATAAAACTCACAGATTTGTAAAAAATCTCTTGTTTTTAATCAAAAATCATATAAATATTGCCATGTAATGATGAAAATCACTCAAATTTAGGGGAACATAAATTATATGGAATTAGTGCCAGAAACTCCAAAGACACCAGTCTTGCCAGAAGATGATGAATTAACAAAACTTTACCAAGAATATCTTCAAAAATGCTGTGAAGCAGGCCAAATCAGATTCAATCTATCTCAACTTGAAAGCCAACAAAGAGAAATGGAAAAACAATTAGACACAACTGAAAGGGCTGTGAAATCTGCAGCCCATAAACATAAAGAACTTCAAGCCAAGAAATTTCAAAAGCTTAAACTTAAAGATGAACCTAAATTAGAATTAAAAGAGGAATCAAAACATTGAATATTAAGAAAACTGAAGATCTAGCTGTTGGAGATATGCAAGGGGCCCTGCTCGAGCGTCAAGCTTTACCCATTGGTAGGTCGCAGTTTACCGAATGGTCAGATAGAATTATAAAAGCCGCATGTGTGGAGGCTTCGGAGCGTTCTTTGAAATTCTCCCTAGCTTCCATGATCATGCACTTAGGTCCTACAGAGGCCTTTAAAGAAGATGCTTATTTTGTTCTAGCTTTACGCAAAGCTGCCTCAACTCAGACAGCTCACATGATGCTCCAAGAAATTAAAGAAGAACAAGAAAGAGAAAAGAAACAAGCCGAAGCCACGGCGCCTAACTTACAGGTGGTCGATGGTGGCAGAGTTCTGGAGAACCAAGACATTTAAAGCATTAAATGACAAATGGTATTCGAAACTTAAAGATTCAGGCTTTGTAGATCAAGAAAAAGGTCTTTTAAAAAAACATGGGGGATATGAAAAGGCTAGCCAATTAGAAAGAGAGACAAGGCTTGAGTATTATTGCCGCCTCTCACATCTTGCTAGCAACACAGAGTTTATAAATAAGTTTGAAAAGTTAGTTATGCTTATGCATTCAGAGGGCTTTTCAATCACAGAGATATGTCATGAAATAGGAGATGTTAAACATTTTGAACGAGATAGAAAGATAGTTAGATACACAATAAGAAAATGGCAAAACAGGTGGGGGATAAAGAGCTGGAGTTTGAAACAAATGACTTGGAAAAAGTAGCTCATTATAAATTAGTAAAATATCCAGCTAATCAATTGCCAGGAGAATATAGAAACTTAGTTATTGCTCCATTTAAAACCACACTTAGATATGGGAATGATCTTTTTAAATTAATAGATAAAGAAGCCTATTTTGAAAAGTATAGTAAATATATTGACATTTTATTACAGCGCCCTGATTCAATTATCACTTTGGCTGTTTTAGATGATGTGATTTTAGGGTGGTGTTTATATGAGAGAACAATTGTGCATTACATATGGGTTAAAAAAGAGGTTAGAAGACAAGGTATTGGCCAAGCTCTATTGCCTAAATATTTTGGTATTATAAGTCACATAACTAACATTGGTTTGAAGTTGTGGGCTAATTACTATCCATTAGTGAGGTTTGATCCATTCGTATGAAGAAGTCAGACGAATATAAAGAAAGCAAACAAGCTGCTTACGTTCAAAGTATGGCTAGATCTTTAAAAGAAATAAAAAGAGAAATTAAACCCGCTTCTACAATTCAATGTGCAAGTACCCAAGAATCTTTAGACACTTCAGATGAACAATATGCTGCAAAAGTTAAAAAGATGTTTGAGGATAAATCATGGAAAGCTCCCCATCCTGATACTGTGGCTCGTAATATAGATCCATTTGAATTTAATCTCATCGAAGATACAAGACGAAAGCCTAAGAATTCTATTGGTCAGAGTGATAAATCTTCAGTAAATGATGAAAGAAAAGAACTGGGAAGACAAGCTTACATCTCTACTCCTCCTAGCCCATTAAGAGAAGAAGAGAAAGAAAGACTTATTGAATTAGATAAGATTAAACAACTAGATACGATGCCTAAAGAAGAATGGCGTCCTTTAACAGATTGGCAAGCCTTTAAACATTGGATTATTGGCGGTAAAATAAAACCCGAGGAGAAAAAATGATTAATAAAGTAAAACTAGTTCAACTTCACGAGGATTTGTTCTTATCTGGATCTAATCTAGGTAAGCGGCTCATAGAACATTCAGGTAAAGGACATTTAGATCTTACCCATGATACCGAAACAGATCATGTGATTGTGGGCTATAAGAACGAAAAAGCACATATCAAAAATTGGGCTTTCTTTAATGAAGACACTGGCCCTTTAACAGAGCCAAAGAACATAACTAAACCAATGGTAGCTAATGTAGCAGTAAAAGCTCAAATCGGTGGACCTAATGAAGTGTTTACTGCTCAAGTATCTACGCCCATGGATAAGGTGCAAGGTAAACCTGGAAGTAAAGCTAAATATCAAGGTGAAGAGGTTCAAGGCGAGTGACTGAGCTCCAATGGCTTATCAAAATGCTAACCCAACATAAGCTTCCTAAGGGAGTGAAGGATCTCTTTATTGAACGGTTGGGAGAAGTGGAAACTCAATTAGTTAAGCCACAGGTGAGACCTATTATTACAGCCCAAGCGCCTTCAACTATTGCCGCATTAGAGAGACAAATAAACGAACCAATCCCACCTCCAATGCCAATACTTCCCACTCAAAGAGTGATAGGCGGGAATGTAAATAACGGTGATGGGACTATAGGTAAAAGGAAGTTTTAATGAAGATTCATTGTGCTTATGATGAGTTAATAAACCTTAGCTCTTTAAAGCAACATCCTAAAAATAGAAATAAGCATTCAAAAGAACAGATAGAACGCTTATGCAAGATTCTTGAATATCAAGGTTGGCGATATCCTATAAAAGTGAGCAAGAGATCTGGATATATAACTTCAGGTCATGGCAGACTAATGGCCGCTATGAAACTTGGATTATCTCAGGTCCCAATTAGCCGACAAGACTACGAAGACGAAACCCAAGAATACGCTGACATACAATCAGACAACGCAATAGCCTCATGGTCTGAACTAGATCTTTCTGGCATTAACTTAGATATTCAAGACTTGGGGCCAGACTTCGATATTGATCTCTTGGGTATTAAAGGCTTTGAGATTGATGTGGCGGATCGTGGGCAGTGCGATGAAGACGAGATACCTGAACATGTTGAACCAAAGACTAAGCTTGGGGACATTTATACTCTGGGGAATCATAGGCTTCTCTGCGGTGATAGCACTGATATTTTATGTGTTGAGAAGCTAATGAATGGCGAGAAGGCTGATATGGTTTTCACTGACCCGCCTTATGAATTAGAAACAAAAGGTGGGGGACTCTTTCAAGAGTCCCGAGCAATGAAAGCAATTAAAACGCTTGGAATAGATAAATTTGATCCATCTATATTAATTTCCCATGCTGATACTTCCATCTTTTGTTGCAATAAACCTTTAGTTCCAAAGTATATAAAGCTTGCTGATGACTGGGGCGTTTCTTGGGATATCGCTGTCTATCACAAACAAAACATAACCCCAAATTATGGGGGCCATCTTATGACGGACCTTGAATATTTAATGGTTGTAGGGAAACAATCCCCGAGGACGGGTTTAGGTGAAGACAAGGAACTATATTCTAAGTTATTTAGTGGTGGAAAAGATCAAGATAACGAAACGGCGTGGTCAAAACCTGTAGCGCTATGCGAAAAGTTTATTAAATTATATTCTGAAAAAAGAGTAATCGACCTCTTCGGAGGCTCCGGCTCAACCCTCATCGCCTGCGAGAAGACCAATCGTAAATGCTTCATGATGGAACTAGACCCTCATTATTGCGACGTCATCGTTGCCCGCTGGGAGAAGTACACAGGTAAAAAAGCTGAGTTAACTAATGGCTAGACCTCTTATAGAGATAGACGCGCAAGAAGTTCTGAAGCTAGCTCAGTTGGGCTGTAAGACAGAAGAGATTGCAGACTTTCTAGAATGTTCTGTTGACACGGTGGATCGTCGTTTTGCGGAGGAATTAAGCAAAGGTCGAGCAGATCTCAAAATGAGCTTAAGGCGTATGCAGATCCAATCAGCTCAAAAAGGTAATGTAGCAATGATGATATGGCTAGGCAAACAATTATTAGGCCAAGTAGATCGAAGTCACATCGACATAAGTAAGATCTCGGATGACGAATTCCTAGAAGAAGCGAAGCGGAGGTTAGAAGGTGGAACAAAGGAAGCTGGAGATACTACAATCCTTATTGAATCAAAATCAGAAGACTGAAATAAACCCGCTTTCGTTATTTGATCCTAATTTCCCTCAACAGCTCAACTTCGTTCAAGACCCATCAAAGCTTAAAGCCCTCTGGTGCACGCGCCGCGCTTCTAAGTCCTTCACTGCTGGTCTTTATATGATTAAAGAAGCCCTAGATAACCCAGGTGTGAACTGTCTCTTTATAGGACTCACAAGACTTTCAGCTAAAGGTATTATCTGGAAGGATATTTTAAAAGTATTAGATCGAAAGTATAGCCTTCAGTGCGAATTCAATTCAACTGAACTAACAATGACGTTCCCTAATGGTTCAATAATATGGCTTACAGGAGTAGATGCAGATGAAGATGAAATGGATAAGCTCTTGGGTAAGAAGTATCGCATCGTCTGTCTTGATGAAGCGTCATTCTATACCATCAACCTTAACAGACTTGTATACGGCATCCTAAAACCAGCTGTTGCAGATCCCAATAGTAAAGGGGAACGAGGAACTATTTGCCTTATGGGTACAAGCTCCAATTTCACTCAAGGACTTTTCTTTGATATTACCAATAAAAAGGAGGCCGGATGGTCTCTTCATTCATGGACAGCTCATGATAATCCCTATGTTGCAAAACAATGGCAAGAAGAACTAGATGATATCAAAACTAATCGGCCCTTGTTCATGGAAACGCCACTCTTTCGGCAATGGTATCTAAATGAATGGGTTATCGATACTGAGAAGCTAGTTTATAAGTTCAATTTGGATAGGAACGTCTTTGATAAACGCCCAGAGAAGCTTAATCCAAGCATGTGGACTTATGTATTAGGTGTAGATCTTGGCTATGATGATGATTCAGCCTTTGTTCTATGTGCATTCCATGAACAAGATCATACCCTTTATATCATCCAGACCTTTAACAAGAAGCACATGGACATCACAGATGTCGCTAATAAGATCAAAGAGTTCCATCAAACCTTTCAAATAGCTAAAGTGATCATAGATGGTGCTAATAAACAGGCAGTGGAAGAGATGAAGCATCGCCATGGGTTAGCATTAGACCCAGCAGATAAGATAGGTAAGTCTGATTTCATCGAGATTCTCAACGCAGAGCTTATACAAGCTAAGATTAAGATCCAAACTAAGTGCACTAATCTAATAAATGAGCTTATGGGTTTAGTATGGGTGACAGAAGGCGATAAGATAAAGATACCCAGAACTGAGCATCCATCATTACCTAATCACTTATGTGATGCTATGCTTTATGCGTGGCGATTTTGTTACTCATATCAAGCTGAAATACCCGTGCCTAAAGCTGTAATGGGCACAAAGCAATGGCATGATGAACAAAATGCTAAGATGTGGGATATTGAGCGTGAAAAACTTGAAGAAGAGTATAGAACAGACATATTTAGGGGAGATAAGTTCTAATGGATCGTCGTGGATTTCTAAAAACATTACTTGGTACAGGTGTAGCCCTTTATCTCCCCAAGGAACTAATCACCAACACCTATATTTCTTTGCCCGGACCGAGAGCATTAGCTTATGCGAACAGAAAAACTTCGTTAGAAATACTTAAAGAGTTATATAGTGATGATGCATTTGTGCTGAAGGGTTTAGTCTATCGGAATAATCCATTCCTTTCTATGATGGCGAGTAGCCAAGCTGATAAGGCAGCGTCCTGTTAAGACGCCTACCGCAGGTTTGAATCCTGCCTCGCCAGCCAATTTCCCAAAAAGCACCCATATTAGAGGGTGTTATAGATGCTACCATTCCTAAAGGACAAAGAAGGCTCTGCTTCAGTAGATGTTGATCCTATCAAACGTAAGCCTGATGAAGATCAGGAATACGATATGCTTGAATCAGCAGCTGAAGATTTAATCTCTGCCATTCATTCCAAGGATGTCAAAGCCGTTTGTAGCGCCCTTAGAGCAGCTTTTGAATTAGTTGACTCTCAGCCTCATGAAGAAGGAGAGCATATCTAATGCCTCTTCTTAAAGGATCTAATCCTAAAGTCTTTGAACATAACTTTAAAGTAGAACGAAAGGCGGGAAAGCCTATGAAACAGTCATTAGCTATTGCCTATGCAATGAAGAAGAAAAAGAAGATGGCCAAGGGTGGGATGATGCATGGTGAGGACTGTGAATGTCCTAACTGCTGCACGGCTATAGGCCGCGATCCTAGCCCTGAAGTAGTTATGAATGGCCCAGCTCACGCTGAAGCAGCTAAAGATCTCAACCAACACATGCCCATGACTAAAGAGGACATGTACGATGACCTAGTAGACCGAATCATGCAGCAACATAGCAAAGACTTTTCGAGTGAAGCTCGGTTGTCTGAGGGCGGAATGGTGGCTAATGGAGGCGAAGATGAGGATCTTGCTGATTTTAGTCCTAATGAATTCGATGATCTTGCCCTTAGAGATGATCTCGAATCATCCTATACAGGCGCTAACTCCGGGGATGAACTTGGAGATGAACAAGAAGACGAGGATCGAAAAGATATCGTTGCAAGAATTATGAAGTCCAGGGCCAAGAAAGATAAGCTTCCGAGACCTGCCTAATGATTAACGATTTAAAGGATCTTAGAGCCTTACTAAAGCTCTGTCGCGCCCAAGGCATTACTGACTTTAAGATGAATGGGTTAGAGATTAAGTTTGGTGAACTACCCCAGACTAATGAGAATACCGATGTTGATATACATCCTGCCTCTTTACCAGGCTATGCAAACTTCCCACAAGGTGAGCTTACCCCTGAACAACTCATGTTCTATTCTGCAGGTGGTAATCCGGCTGATGATCCAGCTAATAAGGAAGCCATTTGATGTGTAGAGGCATAGTCCATCCAAGCTTGGAATCTGTTGAATCTGGAATTATTAATGTCATAAGTATGGCTAACCGGGAGAATGTATATATCACTAATCTCTACATAGACGAAGCCAGTTTTGAATTAATTAAACCTAAATTAGACAAAGATAATAAAATTACTTCGCCTTATGGGAATCACATAGAAATAGGTATCCAGCGGTGAAGATCACTAAAGCTAAAGATCCCGTAACTAAGATCAAAATGAAGACTAAGCCTAAGACTGATCTTACGGGTAAGGGAGAATTAGCTGAGTGGTGGTTAGCTGAGGATAAAGATAAATTAGCTATCGAGCTTTGTGGCACTGCGAGTTATTTAAAGACAAATCAAACTTATCGTATGCGCCAACTGGCATGTGACGTGAGATTATATTGTGGATTATCTATATATTCTTATGCGGGTAGCAATGTTTCGAAAATGGATCGCACGAAGACTTTGCCGGACGACAGGCCCACTTTCAATCTTATCCAGGCTTGTACTGACACTCTTGTATCGCGTTTGTCTCAGGCTGAGCCTCAACCTAAGTTCCTTACTGATGGGGCAGACTATAAGCAAAGACATCTTGCACAACGATTAAATCAATTCGTTCTGGGTGAATTCTATCAAACTAAAGCTTATGAGAAGGCAACTAAGATGCTCCGTGACACCATTGTCATGGGCACTGGTTGTCTAAAGATCTATGAAGGTGATGATGGTAAAGTTGCAATTGACCGCGTGTTAATCACAGACCTCTTTGTAGACGATAATGACTGCTTAAACGGTAATCCTCAGACTCTTTATCAATTAAAACTCATGGATCGCGAAAAGCTTATTTCAATGTATCCTAAAAAGGAGAAGATGCTTGAAGATACTCCTCAATCCTATCCAGACAACTCTCCAGACAGCGGAAGAACAACAGCCGATCAAGTCATGGTTGTGGAAGGATGGAAGCTTCCCTCGGGTCCAGACCCTAAAGCTCCTGGTTATTATCCTGGGCGCCATACCATTGCTACAGTCAATGGGGTGGTTTTAGATGAAGGATGGGATAAAACTAAGTATCCTTTTGTATTCTGTAACTATAGCGATCCTTTCCTTGGATTTTTTGGTCAAGGTCTTGCGACTCAGTTATTTGGAACCCAGCTTACTCTTAACCGCATATTGTACACTATCGCTAGGTCTATTACTTTAGTTGGTGTGCCTAGAGTCTTTATTGAACAAGGATCTAAAGTCGTTAAAGCCCATAACAATAATGAAATAGGTGTAATCGTCACTTATTCAGGTACAAAGCCTAGCTATGAAGTGGCACCTTGTAATGCCCCAGAGATGTATGAGGAGCGTGATAGACTTATTCAATACGGCTTTCAGCAATGCGGTATCTCAAATATGCAAGCTACAAGTCAGAAGCCTGCAGGCCTTAATTCAGGGGAAGCCATTCGTTCTTATGACGACATCAATACCGATCGATATGCGGAACTAGCCAAGAAATACGATAACGTTTTTAAAGAACTCGCTTACCAAATCACGGATGTGGCTATGGAAATAGCAGAGCGAGATGGTAAGTATCAAACTATTTACCCTAATAAAGACGGGACCAAGGAAATAGACCTTCCGGCCATGAAGTTCTTAAAGGACCCCTTTATTATTCAATGTTTCACTGAAAGTGCATTACCCAGAACTCCCGCAGGTCGTATTGAAACAGTGACTGAGCAAGTGCAAGCTGGAATGTTAACTCTCAAAGAAGGCCGCAGGCTTATGCGCTTCCCTGATCTTGAGCAGAACGAACGTCTAGATAATGCCAGTGAAGAGAGAATATTTAAGATCCTAGATGGTATTGTGGAAGACGGTAAGTATGTGCCACCTGATGCTTTCATGGATCTACAATTAGCTACTCAATTAACAGTTCAATATATCAATTTGTATCTAGCTGCAAACCTTGAAGAGAATAAAGCTGATATGCTTCGTGACTTCTTTAGTGCATGTCAGGCTCTTATACAGGCTGCAACTCCACCTCCACAACCTCAGCCAGTTCCAACAGCTAATCCACAACCCAATAAAGTTTCACCCCTAGTACCGAATACAAACGCGGCTCCCGCTAGCCAAGCTCCAGCCGCATAACTATAAACCCCTCAGAAGCTACGTAGGGGAAGGGAAATAATATGAAAATCAGTCCATTAGCCCAAGGCACGGGTGTGCCAGCCGCCTCAGAAGGAACAATCGGTCAAACTGCATCTCCAACTAAACTAGCCAGAGCTAAATTAATAGCTTCAGGTCAAGAAGTTCCACGTGAAACAACTGGAGATCAACAGGCCGATAGAGTCAAAGCCTCAGTTAAAAGTATTAAGATGAGGACCCAAGTCAGTCCAGATAGGACCCCAGTACAAGAAGTCATAGAGGCAATTACCGAAGTTCCCAAAGATCACAATAATGAACCTGCTTTAGAGGACGAAGCTACGAAACCTCTAAGCCCTCAGTTTGCCGCTTTAGCTAAGGCTAAGCGTGCCCTCCAAGTTAAAGAGAGGGAATTAGCTCAACGAGAAGAAGCTCTTAAGACTCAAGCCCCTGCAGGGCAAGAGGACATTATAGCTCGACTCAAAGCTAGTCCACTGACAGTACTACAAGAGGCTGGTGTTACATATGACCAACTCACAGAAGCCATTATCAATAACCAGAACTCACCGATTGATGCTCAGAAGTTGAGAAGCGATATTAAGAAAGAACTTTTAGAAGAACTTTCTGGTCAGTTCACAACTAGAGATCAACAAGCTGAAGCTCAAGTGCTTAACGATATTAAACGTGAAGCAATAGCTCTAGCTAGTCAAGGTGACAAGTATGAGGCAATCCGTGAAGCCAAAGCCTATGACGATGTTAAAGATTTAGTTCATAGAGTCTGGCAAAAAGGTTGGCCGGATAAGGGTTATGAGCCTGGTCATATTCTAGATGTTGCTGAAGCTGCTGAATATGTTGAAAATCAGCTCATCGAAGAATCACTTCCTTTTGCTAAGTTAAGTAAGGTTCAAAGCAGGCTAACACCTGCACAAGAGGCATTGCTTGAGCAGCGACCAACAAAGCCAAACACAAAAGTAATGAGAACATTAACCAACCGTGACAGCGCTAGACCAGTGATGGACAGGCGAGCCCGTGCATTAGCTGCTTTTGCTGGAACGTTAAAACGAGGATAATTTATGGCTATTTCGCCAGTATACGCGAATTCTAGTAATCAGATCGCGGCTCTTAAAGAGTTATATGTCGATGACAAAGATTACATGAAAAATATTGTTTATTCTAAGAACCCTTAAAGTATAGCCAGGGGTTCAAGGGCCTCTCGCTAATCATTGATGTGGCTTGCAATGATTCCTAAGAACGAGAGCCCGGATGGGTGAACAATGCGCGCCCATCTTAAATCGGGCAATATCGGGGGAAGCTGAAATGCCAATCCCGAGGTAAATAAAGGAAATAACAAGCCTTTATCACCGTAGAGCGTAGTAGATGAAACTAACACTATGTGTTAGAATATAAGCTACCAAGAGTGCCCGACACCACTAGCAGTACAGAGGTGAAAATGTACGCCGAGCTGATATGAAAGAGTGCAAACGTTGCGGTAAAACGAAAGCCCTCTCTGAATTTTACAAAGCTCTTCATAAAGAAGCGCGGTGTAGAAAGTGTGTAAGTGAAATGCGAAAGCAAACTTACCTAAGAGATAGGGAAAAGACTCTTAAAAGAGTCGCCAAATATCGTAACGAGTATCCTGAAAAAATAAGGGATACAAAGCTGAAGCAAGCATATGGAGTAGGAATTAACTACTTCAACGCCAAGTTAAAAGAACAGGGTGGTGTTTGTGGAGGCTGCAGACGAAGCGTGAAGAATATATGGCGTGGTCAAGAGGTTAATATGGCTCTAGATCATGATCATAAAACTAATAAACCACGCGGAGTTCTTTGCATGAAATGTAATCGGGCTTTAGGACTTTTAGAAGAGAACCAAGAGTTCATTCTAAGCCTACTCGAATACATAAGAAAATATCAGAAGTAGGGGATAAAAAGCCCTTACGGTAACAACCTGTCGCAGGGAAGTACATTCCAGTTCCTTTGGAATACGGCAATCCTCAAGGCCGTAGTCACACATTTGCTAATGCTCAAAATCAGCAAACTGCAAGTGATGTAATTTCGTACTTCGTTTATGCAGTACAAGATTACCAATTAGTAACCATCACTAACTTATTGATGGAACAAACTAAGTCCAACGCAGGAGCTTTTGTTGATGAAGCTTCTAGGACCATGGATAATGGTTTTAGAAACCTTTCAAACAACATGGCTTTTGAATTGTTCTACGGTGGAACTGCAAGCCGTGGTCAAATCTCAAGCGCTGGTGTAAGTCTCACTGGCTCTCAATTGACTTTGACTTTGTCTAACAGCCAAAACGTAGTTCAATTTGAAGTTGGTATGACCCTTCAAGCTACAGCTACTGATGGTGGTGCCGCTCTTCAAAACACTCCCGGAACAATCGATGCTATTCAATTGACATCTGTTAACCGTGGAACTGGTGTTCTTGTAGGTACTGTGGTGCAAGGTGCTCCTGGAAGTTCGTGGGGTGCAAATGATTATCTCCAAGTTTTGGGAGATATTGGTCTCGGTGGATCTACAACTATTGCTGGTATGTTAGGTCTCTCTGGTATGGCGGCATGGGTGCCTGTGGTTGATCCTCCTTCAAACGATAATTTCTGGGGAGTTAATCGCTCTGCAGATCCTACTCGTTTAGCTGGACTTCGCTACAACGCTTCTGCTTACACAATTGAACAAGGCATTACAAGTGCTCTTGCTTTCGGAAACCGTGAAGGAGCTAGCTTTGATTTAATCGTTATCGATTTCGTCAGTTACTCAACACTGGTTAACGAGCTTGGTGCTAAAGTCCAGTACGTTCAATTGGAGCATGATGAAGTGGAAGTGGCTTTCGAAGCTATTCATTTCCATTCTGCTTATGGGAAAATCCCTGTATTGGCCGATAGATCATGTCAGCCTCAAACGGCATGGTGCCTTACGACCGATACCTGGAAGCTCCGTACCCTGGGCAAAGCTCCTCACATCCTTACCTATGGTATGGAAGGTCTCGAGGGCTTGCGCGTAGGTAATGCAGATGCTCTAGAAATTCGTATTGCATACTATGGAAACGTTATTAATAGCGCTCCTGGTTACAATATGTACGTTAGTTTGTCAGCTTAATCAGTGGGGGCCTGATCTTCCTCAAGGGGTCAGGCTCCTTTCCCAAAACCCACAGTATTTGAGGTCATAGATTGTCTATGGCGTACTGCGGGGCAAGTAGCTAGCGCTACCCCGAGAGACATCGCTAGTATCATGAGGTTTCTATGTCAGTAGCACGTCCGGGCCTTAATAAAGGGCTCACATACTCCAATATTGTCAGTCCCACACAAATCGATATTAACTTTATTGTCGATTCAACCAATGGGAATGGCCTTGGTATCAGGTCTCTTAAAAGTAATGGCTTTGTAAGAAATGTGTTCATGCATACTTCAGCTACTCCTGGTAAAAGCGATAATTACACCAATCCCAATCCCGCTTCTGGTTATGCATTAATCCAATTCAAATCAAACTATAATGTTTATCTTGGAGGTTTCTCTGGTTTTAACCCTCCCACTTCTGGATCATCCATTTCAATTGATGGTTCTAGTGTTCTTACAATTGGAAATCCTTATACGATTGTTTCTGTCGGTGCAGTACCTGCTCCTAAGTTTACCGTAACTGCTGCTGCAGATGTAAGTGGAGCAACTGCTGGTGAATATTTTCTAGCCTCTGATGCTTATAGTAATAACTATGCATTTTATAATGTGGTCAGTGGTAAAGGATTAGCTCCTGCCTTAGTAGGAGCTTTGGCTAATTATGTTGCGGTTCCTGTTTCATATGCTTCAGGCGCAAGTGCCACGACCATTGGAGCAGCTCTTGCTACAGCGATTGCTGGAGTAAATAGTGGAAATAGTTTCTCTGCTGTTAACACTTCAGGGGCAGTTTTAGTTACAAGTTTAGCAAGTTCAACTCTGGCTTTATCTCCTGCTCCCAATGTTGGAACGAGTATCTGGACAGTTTCTGCTGTGACTTATACCTCTCTTCAACAAGACTGGCAAAACGTTGGTCTTCAACCAGGGCTTACTCCAACAGTGGGTCAAGGATTTATTGCAACAGCTACTGGGGGGGCATTAGGAACTGGTGCTGTTCAAGCGCCTACTGTTTCACAAATTGTAAACGTTCAAATAGCAAGTAATGATCCTAATCAAAGTATTGCTAATAGTTCGATTGCTCAAAATGGTGGCGCTTGGGTTCTGGTTCAATTCGTAGCTGCTACAAGTTCTAGCAATCCTACTCTGATTGCAACAGCTCCTGCTAATAACACGGTTATTGGTATGAGTTTCAGATTTGACGAAGGTGCCGTTTCTGTAGACGGATTATAATCTTATCTGGGGCCTTCGGGCCCCTATTTTAAGGGGAAATTATGGCTAATAGTTTAAGTCTTGGGGCTCAATCAGTAGCGGGACTAGGAACATTTTCTTATACCGTTGTAACTGCTGGTCTTTATACTTTGTCTTGTAAAACAACTCTTCCATATGAACAAGGCACTTATAATAACTCTTCAGTAACTCCGAGTGTAGCGTCTGCTGTTCAAATTGTCCTTAGTCAAACTGGGAGTGTTTCATCTAGTGTTACCGTAGGTGGATCTTCACAGAATCCCACACCTACTCAACCCTCTATTGGAACAAGTATAAGAGTAAATGCTGCAGCAGGTGATGTTTTAAGTGCAGTGCTGAGTTCAGCTAATGCAATCGATTCCGTTCCCAATATGGTTAAAAGCAATATCAATCTCTATCAGGGGTACTAAGTGGCACTAATTCCGTACCAGCCCCAAGGATTGGTGGCTGAACAAGCAGATGGTAATATTTCACTTACCTGGGTTGGCTCCTTGGGCGCTACTTATTATCAAATTCAAAGATCCACTGATGGAGTGAACTATTCTAATCTCGGTACATCACTAACTAATAGTTATTTAGATAGCTATCCGAGCGTTACAGTAGGCGTTCAATATTATTATCAAGTGGCTGGAGTATCAGGATCAGGAACTGGAGTTTACTCTACCCCTAGTTCTATTGTTGCAGCTCCTCCGGGAGAAATGAGTTTAGGAGAATTAAGACTTAGATCTCAACAATGTGCAGATAGGGTTGATTCAGATTTTGTTGTAAATAGTGAATGGAACGCTTTCATACGCTTAGCTATGTATGAACTCTATGATCTTCTAATTACAAGCTATGAAGACTATAATGTTGCACCATTTATCTATATCAACACCCAATTAACATTAGTAGCAGGAGCTCTTCAGCAATATCCTTTACCTAATGGGACTTCTAATTACGTGGGAGGTACATATCCGAACAGCAGTAGTGGAGTTCCGGCTCAGAAATTTTACAAGCTTGCGGGTGTGGACCTTGGCGTTAATACTTCGAATAACGCGTGGGTGACTCTTAATAGATTTGATTACATTGATCGCAATGCTTATGTATATCCCAATTCTACTTCTACCATCTATGGGGTTTATAATCTCAGATATAGGGTGATGGGAAACAATATTACATTCATCCCTACCCCTGCAGGTAATCAACAAATCAGAATTACTTATCAGCCAATACTAGGAGCCCTTCTTCAAGATACAGATCTTACAACCATCGGGTATTCAGGGTGGCTCAGATATGTAATCGTAAGGGCTGCAAAATATGCTCTTGATAAAGAAGAAGGTATGGACACCTCTAAACTAACGGATGAGCTTTTATTCTTGAAAACTAGAATTGAGCAATCCGCTCAGAATAGAGACGTAGGTCAGCCGGATACAATCAGTGAAACTAGAAAAGATTCTGTTTATGGAGGGACTGGCTGGGGCCAAGGCGGAGGTCAAGGTGGGTGGTAATCAAGTAAATATTCCAGTCATACAAACTCAAGTCCCATCTATGACTCAAGTTCAACAAAATATAAATAAAGTTCTAAACAATATTTATGGGCAAGTTACGACACTTCAAAGCTCTGTTTCTCAGATTCAAGGATTGGGTGATGTGATTTTGTCTCCACTGACTTTATCTCAATTCCAAACAATTCATGGTGATGATTGGATTATTGCTAATGGGCAGAGTTCCGTTGGCACTTCCTATGAAACTTTAACAAATAATAAAACTGTACCAACTGTAACTGTAAGCGGTGTGACTGCTTTCATAAAGGTGAACTAATATGGCATCTACTACATCTCCAAACATGGGTTTAATAGTTCCAACAGTAGGTCAAGAATTAGGACCTGCCTGGGCAAATGATATAAACGCAGACCTTGGAATATTAGATCAACATAATCACTCAAACGGTGAAGGTGTGCAGATCACTCCTGCCGGGCTTAATATAAATATTGATTTATCGCTTCAAGGGAATAATTTAACTGAGATCAATGGTCTTGAATTAAGTAATCTCTCAGTTTTATTGCCTGGAGCTTTGCCATACCTGACTACTATTTATGCTGCTAATGGTAATCTTTATTTTAATGATGGAGCCGGTAATCAAGTAAAAATCACTAGTGGCGGGGCAGTAAATGCCACTAGTAGTGGCATTTCAAGTGGTACTGCCACGGCTTCATTTGTCGGAGGAGTTTTAGTTGTAGATTCAAACGTAAATACGCCTGCTAATATTCAAGGCGCTTCTATACTAATAGGAAATAATGTTTCTGGTTCTAATTTTGTGACTTTACAAGCTCAGAATTCTTTAGCTTCAAGTTATTCTCTGACATTGCCTTTAGTTCCATCTCAAGCAAGTTATGTCACGATAGATACGAGTGGGAATATGGCTCCTCAAGCCGTGGGTCCAGCTCGTTCCACTGGCACATCTGTTGGAGCAGGTGGCGTAGCGATAAGTAATAGTTGTGGAAATAATAACTTTGGTAATCAAGGTTTTACTTTGGTTACTAATCTTTCAGTGACCCTCACTACGACCGGTAGGCCTGTAATGTTAATGCTTCAAGATGATGGAAGTGGGGGAGGATCATTAGCTAGTGTTGGTGATTTGACCACCCTGACTAGTGCAGAAACACTCACCGCTCTTTTAACGGGAGCTTTTTTCAGAGGAACTACTCAACTTTCAACTATGGAATTATTTTGGGAATCTGTATTGAATCAGGCAAGTGGAGGAGTAGTTTTTGGGGGACAAAATTATGTTCCTGTTGGGATGTTTAATCAAATTGATTTTCCATCTGCCGGAACTTATACCTACACTTTTAAAGTATCTTTTAGTGGAAGTACGGTAGGAAGCAATCCAGCTTTTGGTCAATTAAATAATGCAGTACTTGTAGCCTATGAGATATAAATGAATCTCCAAAAACAAGCTGTCAGTATTAATTTTTTAAAAGGATTAGATACAAAGACTGATCCATGGCAAGTGCCTATGGGTAATTTTTTAGCTTTAGATAATATGATTTTCACGACCGGCCAGCGTTTAACTAAAAGAAATGGTTATGGATATTTAGTAGCTCTTCCTGAGTCCGCTACTTTTTTAACTACCTTTAACCAAAACTTAACGGCCATCGGAAGCACATTACAAGCTCTATCCTCAAGTACTAATCAATGGATTACTAAAGGTACGCTTCAACCGGCAATGCTTTCAGTTTTGCCATTAATAAGATCAAATACAAATCAATCTCAGCTTGATACAGCAATTGCTCCTAATGGCTTAATATGCACGGTTTATACCGATCAAACACCCACCAGTCTCTCAACTCCTCGGTATATGTATGCTGTTGCTAACTCTACAACTGGACAAAATATTGTAGAACCAACCGTAATACCCGTTGGAAGTGGCACGGTAACTGGGTCTCCTAGAGTTTTTGTATTAGGCAATTATTTTATAATCATATTTACTAATGATATTAGTGGGGCTTATCACTTACAATATATTGCTGTAAGCACAAACAATCCTTCTCTTGTTACAACTAATGCAGACATTGCTTCAAGCTATGTTCCATCTACTAGACTTTCATGGGACGGCGTTGTGTATGGAAGTAATTTATATATCGCTTATGACACCACTTCTGGTGGGCAATCTATTGCCATTAAATATCTAACTGCCACTCTCATTTTATCTTCTGCCATTACTTACACAAATTCCGGAAAAGTCACAGCAACTATCATGAGTATGTGTGTGGATACGACTAATCCATCGAGTCCAGTCATATGGGCTAGTTATTATAATTCTGGAACAAGCACTGGTTATGCTGTTGCAGTTAATTCTACTTTAGGTAAGATTTTAACAACACCTGCTGAAATTATAACAACTGGGACAATTGATAATTTAGCCACCGTAGCAAGCGGAGGAGTGTTAACAGTATTTTATGAAGTGGCAAATACTTATGGTTATGATTCTTCTCTTCCTACTAACTACATTTCTACTGTCACATGTACCCAGTCTGGGACAGTCGGGTCTCCAAGTGTTCTGGTCAGATCAGTAGGACTTGCATCTAAAGCTTTTATAGTTAATGGAGAATATTATGTTTTGGCGGCTTATCAGTCAGAGCTTCAATCAACCTATTTTCTTATCAATGGCTTGGGCGAAGTTGTATCAAAGCTTGCTTACGCAAATGGTGGAGGATATTGCTCCGCTGGACTCCCATCAGTTACAATTAATGGAAATGTGGCTCAAATTGGATATCTCTTCAAAGACTTCATTACTTCAGCGAACACATCTCAAACTGTGTCCATCACTAAATCAGGAATCTATTCCCAGACTGGATTAAATCTTGTTAATTTTACTATTGGCACTTCAAATGTTGTTCCTGTGGAAATTGCTCAGACTCTCAATTTAAGCGGTGGGTTTTTATGGGAGTATGACGGTTATATTCCAGTAGAACAGAACTTTTTTTTATGGGCTGATGATGTTGAAGGAACCCCAGCTAATACTGGTGGTTCTATGCCCCCACAAGAGTATCAATATAAAGTGGTTTATACCTGGACCAACAATCAGGGGAATATTGAATATTCTGCACCGAGCGTTCCGCTAATTGTGGATATGTCTACTAATAATCCTGCCTTTGTTCAGCCCACACCTTTGACTCCAGTTGGAGTTTTTACTGAAGGCACAACAACAATGACCGTATCTTCAGCTACAGGGCTAGCTATTGGACAATATGTTATTGATCAAAGTACACCGGCAAGCATCTTAGCTGGTACCTATATTACTAAAATCTCTGGGACTACCATCACAGTTAATCAACCTTTTGCTGGGACATCTAGTGCAGATAACTTAACAATAGTTGACACCTGTATGGTGACTCTAAATATACCTACTTTACGTTTAACTTATAAAACAGCTAATCCAGTAAAGATTGAAATATTTAGATGGTCTACAACGCAAGAAGAATTCTTTCAAATAACCAGCATAGAAATGCCATTAATAAACAATACAACTATTGATTATGTTACATACGTAGATACTCAAGCTGATAATCAGATTTTAGGAAATTCTCTAATCTATACTACTGGAGGAGTGATTGAGGATATAGGAGCCCCAAGCTTCAATGCCCTCACTCTTTTTGATGACAGAGTATGGGGAATAGATGCCGAAGATCCAAATCTTCTTTGGTATTCAAAACAAGTTATTGAAAATACTCCTGTAGAAATGTCAGATCTGTTCACTATCTACGTAGCCCCAAGTATAGCTTCTCAAGGATCCACTGGGAATATGCGATGTATCGCCCCAATGGATGATAAACTAATTATATTTAAAGCAAATGCTCTTTATTATATCAATGGGACTGGTCCTGATAATACTGGAGCGAATTCACAATACAGTGAGCCTTTATTTATTACTTCGGTCGTGGGATCAACAAATCAGCAGTCCATTGTTTTTATGCCTGATGGCTTGATGTTTCAGTCAGATAAGGGTATATGGCTACTTGGCAGGGGTATGGGGGTTAGTTATATAGGGGCCCCTGTCGAGTCTTATACTAGAACGGCTACAGTTCAAAGCGCTGTAGCTATTCCTGAAACAACACAAGTTAGATTTACACTAAGCTCTGGGCTTACTCTCATGTATGATTATTATTATCAGCAATGGGGTACGTTCTCTGGAGTGCCTGCTATTAGTTCAACTTTGTATCAGGATTATCATACTTATTTAAATGCTCAAGGCCAGATTTTTCAAGAAACTCCAAATGTTTATCTTGATGGATCAAATCCGGTATTAATGTCTTTTACTACTTCCTGGATAAATCTTGCAGGACTTCAGGGTTATCAAAGAGCTTATTTTTTCTACATGCTTGGGCAATATATGAGCCCTCATTATCTGCAATATTCTATTGCTTATGATTATAACGAAGCTCCGTCCCAGGCTTCTCTTATTACACCAAATAATTATAGTGCTCCTTATGGAGATATTAGTCCTTATGGCCAAGAATCTCCTTACGGAGGTCTTGGAGATAAGGAACAATGGCGAGTGTTTCTAACTAAACAACGTTGCCAGTCTTTTCAATTAACTATGCAGGAAGTTTTTGATGCTTCTTTAGGGGTATCTGCAGGAGCTGGGCTTACTATTTCTGGGCTTAATTTGATAGTCGCCGTGGCTAGGAGCTTCCGCGCTATTGGTACAAGCACTTCTGTTGGTGGAAACGCCACTAGTAGGGGGCAGAATTAATGAGTCAATATGCTGAGTATTTAAAAGAAAAGACTCAAGATCTGATCATAGAAACGGATAAGGGCTTTCTCACTTATAGATATGTAGACGAAAAGACAGTTTATATAATTGATCTTTACGTATTGCCTGAGTGGAGAAATACTAATGTTGCAAGTAAACTAGCTGATAGCGTTTGTTACGAAGCTAAAGATAAGGGCTGCATTAATCTTTTAGGAAGTGTTGTGCCGAGTAATAAAAATTCGACTGCAAGTGTAAAAGTATTACTGGCCTATGGAATGAATCTTAAATCATCTTCGAATGATTTTATTGTTTTTGAAAAGGAGCTCTGAATGGGATCTGTTGGGGGTTTGCTTGGAATGGCAGGTGGATCTGGGGGAACTGGGTTTAGTGGTACTAATGGAGCTGCTCCTGGAACTTTAGATCAAACTAATGCTGAAGTTCAAAATGGAATGACAGCCCAGCAACAATTATTAGCAGCGCTTCAAAATCAGGGTGGTTTAGGAGCTCAGAATCAAGTTTATAATCAATTCCAAAATATCGCAGCAGGAGGGGGTCCAAATCCTGCCCAAGCAATGCTCAATCAAGCTACGGGCGCAAACGTTGCTAATCAAGCCTCTCTTATGGCGGGGCAGCGTGGAGCTGGAGCAAATGTAGGGTTAATGGCAAGGCAAGCCGCTCAACAAGGCGCAAATATTCAACAACAAGCTGCAGGTCAGGGTGCGACAATGCAAGCCAATCAATCTCTCAATGCTCTTGGGCAAGCTGGCAACATGGCTAACACTATGGCCGCTCAACAAGTTGGTCAAACAAATCAAAATGAAGCCTCTGCTCAAGGAGCTCAAGGTATTATTCAAGGAGCGAATACCGGATATAATAGTGTTCAAGGTCAACTTGCTAATACAACTCTTCAAGGCCAACAAGCTGTTACAGGTGGAGTAGAGCAAGGAATAGCGTCTGGGCTTTCTTCTTTAGCAAAAGGTGGAGAAGTTCAAAAATTTGATAATGGGGGAATGACACAAGAACCTCCTAGTCCTGACCCTGAAGACCAACCTTCTATGCCAGCTCAAACTCAAATTGCTAATCAACAAGAAGCTCCAACTCCTCAATGGGCTATGGATTCTACCCCCGTTACTCCGAGCTCTGGAGCTCAAAGTATGTTTGGGCAAGCCGTAAATAATAATAACGCTCAAGCAGCCGCGGGCCAATCGCAAAACTATGGTTCTGATTCTGGGGCCGCGGCTTTGGCAGCAGGAACTGCAGCGCTAACAAGTGGAGGACAAGGATCAGGAGGTAAGGGGCCAGGTGGATCTGGAGGAGGAGGTATTATGTCTATGCTACCTATGCTTGCTGCAGCATTTTCTACTGGTGGCAATGTAGGAGATAAATTGAAAAACGGGGGACACGTTCCCGGAGTTGCTAAAGTTAAAGGGGATTCGTTAAAAAATGATACCGTTGATGCTAAATTAAGCCCTGGAGAAGTTGTTATCCCTAGATCTATTATGAATTCAAAAGATCCAGTAAAAGGAGCTGCTAGTTTTGTTCAAAGTGTTTTAGCTAAGAAAAGGATGAAAGCGTGAAACTAGATTTAAGTAAATTTAAGAAAGCTGAAGATAACGATAAATTCACAATTCTAGCTCATCCTTCTGGGCATAAGATTAAGATCTCTAAAAAAGATCTTTCTGATGATTATAAAAAACAGCTTGATGAAATGCCCATACATAAAGCAATGGGTGGCCCTATGGAACCTAGAAGTCAAAGTCATTTCAGGGGCTCTAAAAATAGTGGTGTAAGTGCTGCTCAAGGAGCAAAAGCTTCTAATATGGTTCCAAAGGCTGCTTCTAAAGCATACACAGAACCACAAGATCAGGGGCCTGATGTAGTATTAGCAGCACTTAATAAACAAGCTCCTCCTTTTGGTCCGTTGGGGACTGAAGAAAAACAACATTATCCTCCTTGTATAAATCCAAGTTGCAAGTCCTTTGGGAAATCACATCCTAATTGCCGCTGTTATGGTGGTGTACCTGAAGGTGGACATTTCGCTAAAGGTGGAGAAGTAGAAAAAGAATATTATTGTGATGATAATCGTATGCATAGAAAGTCTTGTGAATATTATGCAGAAGGTGGCAGCGTAAAAGGTGTAAACCAATCTGCTATGGAAGTGGAGCGTCCTCAGAATAAAACTGAAAAATCATGGGCTGGAGAATCTAAGGCTGGAGAACATGTACGGAGTTCAGACATAAGACCCGACTCTAATGCAAAAGCAAAGTTAGAGCATGTAAAAACACTTAGTGAAATGAAGTCCATGCCTAAGCCTAAAATTCAAGGTTTTTGGGGAGGAGGAGATACTGAACCACAACCTACACCTAGTCCAACACCTGATAGTGACAGTGAGACCGATACTTCTGCAATGTCTACTTTACAAAATTCTATAAATAATGCTTTTGGTGGAAAAGGTAATTATTATAAAGGAGGAGGTATCCAAAAATTCTCTGGTACAGATGATCCTTCTGATTCTGAGGTTCAACCTGATTTAAAAAGTGATGATATCGATAGTGGTATAAATGCCGATTCAAATTCCGCTCCTATGCCCACACCTCCTCCTCAAGATTTAGATAAAGAAATAGATGCCGCTAATCAAGCTGCAGGCCCAGCCCCAGAGGATGATAGTCAAGCAAATGCTCCTATTCAAGCTTCTGCTGATAGTATGCCTCAAGATCAATCTGCCCCTCAATCAAATGCAAGCCCCGATCAAAATGATCCATATGCTTCAAATCCTCAAACAATGGACCCATATCAGGCTTATCAACAAAAGGCTGCCAATGCGAATCAGTTGATGCATGATGAAATGAATAAATTTTATGCTGATGTTGATTCTGGAAAAATACAGCCCAAAACTCTTCACGACCTATATAATGATAAAAGTACTTTAGGGAAAATAGGTATGTTATTCGGATTAATTGTGGGAGGAGCGGGAGCTGGACTTACACACACAGATAATGCAGCGCTTTCACAAATGAATAAAGAGATCCAAAATGATTTGGCAGCTCAAGAAAAAAATCAACAAAACAAACGTAGTTTATTTACTATTAATGGGCAAAATTTAATGAATTTGGCCAATGCTGGTAAAATTGGAGCTGACACAAGACAAATGAATATTGCTATATCAAAAGGTATGCAAAATTATGGTTATTATAATGAATTAGCAAAGCAAGCAGGAGATTATTCAAAGCCGCAACAAGCTCAAAAAGCTCAAATGACTTTGGCTTTAATGAGAACGTCTATGCAACAAGAAAATGCTAGTGCCTTTGCTCAAGCAGCAGGAGCTAATGCTTTAGGTCAAATGCTTAGAGGAGGAGGTAATACTGCTGCCATGAAAACCGGTCTTTTAGGACCAGAGATGCAAGAATATGGTCAAGATATTGAATCTAAAACAATCCCAGGAATAGGTAAAGCAACAAGACCCGTTCCTGAAAATATTAGAAGCACTGTGGCCAATCAACAACTCTTAGAAGATAAATTAAAAGATTTTCAAGATTATGTAACAAAAAATGTTGGTACCGGAGATTGGAGAAAATGGCCTATTGCAAAACAAAAAGCTCAAGAAGCTTCTAATATCTATAGTTCCGTTTTATCAGGACCAAATAGTTTGGGTAAAATTGATAATATTGAAAAACAAATGAATGCAAAACATCCCTTAAGTCCTTTTCAGTATCTAATGGGCGCTCCCGGAAGAGTTCAAGAAATGCGCCTTTCGAATGCTATGCAATTAAAAAGAAATCTTGGATCTGTTGGGATTTCTAACGATAATGTAAATAGAATGAGTAATTCTTCTGCTTGGGGCCAAAATTCACAAATACAAAAACCAAAGCAATCTTCTGGACAGTATCAAGAGGGCCAAACAGCTACTGGACCCAATGGTCAAAAAATTACATTTCATAATGGAAAATGGAGTTAATAATTAATGGATACTTTGCCAGAAGGCTTTACAGTAGATCAATTCTCTTCTGGTGCATCTGATATCCCAGAGAATAATACTCCTACACCACAATCGTCTTCTACTTTGCCTGCCGGTTTTACAGTAGATAGTTCATCTTCAGGATCAAAAGAATTGCCTGCTGGATTTCAAATAGACCCACCAAAGGATTATTCTACACCTGGTCAGCAAGCTGCTACAATTGCAGAGGGAGCTTTAGGCCCAGTAGCTATTGGTGGAGAGAAAATATTAAATCAATTTGGAGTTCCAGGAACATCTTCACAAGACATTATTAATCGATCAAAAACGAATCCTAATGAACTTGCTGTTTCTCAAGCTGTTAGAAATGTTGGAGTAGGAATTGGGTTAGGACTTGCCACTGAAGGAACTGGTTTTGCTGTTGAAGGCGCTCCATTAATTCAAGCTGGTAAATCACTTTTGAATTTTGCTATGCAAGGCGCTGCTCAAGGAGGTATTACAGGAGGTTTGGATCAAGTATCACAATGGCTTTTAGGAGAACAACATGATCCCGTCTCATCAGCCAAAGCCGTGGCATGGGATATGGCTGGTGGAACAATTGGTAATATGCTTCTTGGTACAGGAGCCAATGCTTTAAAATATGGAGTTAATGCCGCAGGAATAAAGGACTTTAGCAAAGTATTTTCTAGTTTTTTATCTGGAATGGGTTATGGAGCAAAAAATTTAGGAAATGTAATACCATTGAGTGAAGTTAATGAGCTAGAGTTACCAGTAAGCAAAGACTTGATGGATGCCGGTCTTTTTAAACTAGGTCAGAATGTAATAAATAAAGGGACTGGTGTTGTGGGGGGGTATGGACTTTCGCAATATCTTCCAACTCCAGCCGAAAAAATTATTTTCAATTTAGGGAATATTGCCGCTGAAACAAAGGGTACGTTAGATAAAGTTATTGGCGCTGCGATACCGAATTGGGCAAAGGATTTTGCATCTTCTGTTTTTTATAAAATGGCCAGTTCTGGAGTAACTGACGGATTAGACCAAAACATTGGAAAGGCTATTAATCTTGGGAAAGGAAATTCTGTTATACAAAATGGAGTTAAAGCTTTATTTTCTGAAGGTGGAAAACAACTAAGCGATTATGCATCAGACGATACAAAGCGCCAACAACTCCTTGAAAAGCTACATGAAAGATTTGATGATTATTTTCATACCAATTCAGACAATTATGCCGAAGGCGGAGAAGTTATCCCATCTATATCTCAGCAACATCCATTTAAATCACTATATCCAGAATACGGGCTAGCGCATGATATTGCCAAAGGACGGATTATGGGTTATCTAAAGAAGAATGCGCCCGATCAGATAAAAACAAAATTACCTTTTGATTCTAATTATAAAAATCCTGAAGAAGATAGACA